CCCAGAATCGCAGTATGCCTTAAAACGTGCGCTGAGTATTAATCATCACAAGAAACTGATTCAGCCAAGCGAGCCGGTGGACCTAATACCGTTTAATGCTGAGAAGGAGATGCAGCGAGCTCCCGAATCTGAAAACCATATGAGGGTAACTTAATGCCGAAATATGGTAAAGATACTTTCGGTAATAAATGGGTCTGGTGGGCTCCTAATGAGATTCATTACACCAGGGGACAGGTTGAGTTTATTCTTGATAATCTCAATACCCTCAAGGATGGTAGGTATCCGCCAGATCCGAGTGATACTGGTTATCAGAATGCTGGATGGAAAGCATCGATAAATACTAAAGCTAGCTTTATCACGCCAGTTGAAATTTACTCTGAGATGGACCGACGCCTGCTCCGTTGCGGCATGGATTGGTATCTGGTCCATGACCATTTTGAGCAGGGGTTAACCATCGAAGAGATCGCCAAGCTGCATCACCTGGATTATGACGATGTCTGGAACCGGATCCAGCGGGCTATTGCCTATGTCGCTTCAGGCTCAGTACCGCGGTGGGTCACAATTTTTAATCCTGATGGAACCGAAAAGCGGAAGGGTTTAGAGTATGATGACTGGCATAAACACGGTTATCAAAAATGTCGGATTTTTCCGAAACATAGAATCCAGGTTTCTCAAACGTAATTTGAGCTTACTTTAGATACTTGACAATATTTGGTATAATAGATAATAGCCGAATGGTGCGACATCCATTCGGTTTTTTATTTAACATGGCGCCGGCAGAGCGACAAGCGTTACTCCTTAGCGCAGTTGCTAACCGGTGCCTGATTCACAGGCCTGAAAGTGTTTTGCTTGACAATTTGGCAGTTCATGCAGAGAGTCTGAATACCTAGTGGGAAACCCGTCCGTTTTAATCTTTTATAAAAATTGACTCCGCATCCGTAAAGTTCTCTGTCTTGTTTTCCATCATTGTTGATATGATCAAGCGTGAGACAAGGGAAACGATTTTCGCCGCATTGAACACAGGCACATTTACCGTTTCCATAATGAGTTAAAACTTCAATGCGGATATCTTGATAATATTTCCTACGATATGAATCACGTTTAACTTTGTGTTTTTGGAAATTCTCGGAATTCTTTTTACGGAAATGATCAATGCCATATCTATCAACTTCTCGTAGCCATCGGGCATGACGCTTACAAATAGGTGAGCAATAAATATTATTTTTCCGCTTTGGTTCAAAAGATTTTTTACATACAACACAAATATTATTCATAACCTAATTATACCTAAAAAGTGACATCAAGTAAAGTATGCTCACTGTCACTTATTTAATTATTTCTCAAGAAATATTGGGAAGATATAGCAATGGATATCAGAGAGATTGCAATCGATGAGTTGAAGCCCTGGGGAAAGAACCCCAGGAAGCATGATATTGAAAAGCTGGTCAAAAGCATTGAGCGTTTTGGTTTCCGTGCTCCCCTGGTGGTCAATAAGCGGAATGACGAGTATGTTGTTGAAGCAGGGCATGGCCGGCTTATTGCTGCTAAAGCCGCTGGTTTAAAGAAGCTCCCTTGTGTTGTAGTCGAGGACGATGATATGACTGCCGAGGCCTACGCAGTCGCTGATAACCGGTTGCAGGAGCTGGCCAGTTGGGATGAAAACGCTTTAGCTGATCTTCTGAAGGACTTTGACAAAGAACTCCTGGACTGTGTTGGATACTCTAATGGCGAACTGGATAAACTGCTCAAGGATCTTGATGCAGAAGCCTCTAGGAACAAGCAGGAAGACTTCGATGTTGAGCAGCGGATGGAGTCCGCCAGGGAGAGCACGACTGACATCAAGCCAGGAGATATCTTCCAACTCGGCAGCCATAGGTTAATGTGTGGTGACAGCACATCTAAGGACAATGTTGCTAAGCTGATGGCTGGTGAGAAGGCTAACCTGGTCTTCACAGATCCGCCTTACAACGTAGACTACAAATCCAAAGGTGGCAATAGCTACAGCGAGGGTAAGTATGGAGGTCTCAAACAGTTTGAGGATGATAAAACTCTATCCGGATATCATTACTTCCTGACCGCAGTAGTTCAGAATATCTACGATTTTACCGCTGCTAAGATTCCGGTCTATTTCTGGTACGCTAATACTTATGCTGACCTGGTCCTGAGCACATTCCGTAAGTTTGGCTATAGCATCAAGCCATCTATTATCTGGTTAAAAGATAACCTGGTCTTTTCTTACTGCACCTACCACAAGTGCTATGAGCCGTGTGCCTATCTCTGGAAAGATGGCAAGAGGCCATATGAAAATAAGAAAGTCACTGCTAAAGAAACTGACGTTTGGATGGCTCCGGATAAACTGACTTTCATGGACTACCTGGATGTCTGGTACATCCCCCGCGACAAGATTAACGAGTATAAGCATCCAACTCAGAAACCTACAGCTTTGGCAGAGCGAGCGGTCCGGAATAGTAGCCAGGAAAACGACATTGTACTGGACCTCTTTGGAGGTTCCGGATCAACCCTGATTGCCTGTGAGAAGATGGCACGCCAGTGCCGGATGATGGAGTTGGATCCTCATTATTGCCAAGTGATTGTGGATCGCTGGGAAGCCTTCACTAGTTGTAAGGTGGTGAAGACCGATGGCCAGAGGACGTAAGAGCAAGCTAACGCCCCAACTCCAGGAGAAAATCATCCAGTACATACTGGCCAGTAACTATTTCGAGACTGCTTGTTGGGGGGTAGGGATTACACCTCAGACTGGTTATAACTGGCTGAAGCGCGGTGAGAATTGTGAGTCTGGCAGCTTCCGGACTTTTTACCTGGCGGTAATGAGGGCTGAGGCGGAGGCAGAAATATCTGATATCGCTTATATCAAAGCCGGTAAGGATAACTGGCAGGCCAGGTCCTGGATCCGGGAGCGGCGAAGTAAAGAGAGATGGGGTAAAAAAGACTATCAGGAAGTCAAATTATCCGGGACTCTGGGATTAAAAGCTGAGGACCTGACAGACGATGAGCTTGCAGCTATTATCAAAAGCCGAGGCAGCCGCAGAGCTGTTGAGAAGAAGGAGGGCAAGGAATAATCTCGTAGATTTTATACAGTATACCTTGCCGCAATATCCGAATCCAGCCCATCAGATTAAGCTGGCCAGGTCACTGGAGGCGGTGGAACGGGGAGAGATAAAAAATCTCATGGTGATTATGCCACCGCGTCATTTGAAGTCCGAGACGTGCTCTATTCGGTTTCCTGCATGGTACCTCGGGCGCAATCCTCAGAGGGCAATAATCGGTTGCTCTTACTCAGATAACAAGGCTTACACGTTTAGCTACGCAGTTAGGGAGCTGATAAGCAGCCCAAAATATCAGAAATTATGGCCATTGCAGTTTCAAACATCAGGAGCGATGCACTGGCAGTTAGCAGGCAAGCATGACTTAAGGCCGTCTTACATTGCAGCTGGGGTGGGTGGTGGGATCACTGGCGAAGGGGCTTCAGTGCTGATCATTGATGATCCCCTGAAGAATGCTGCCGAGGCTAGTTCTGATACAATACGTGAATCTATCTGGCAGTGGTACATTACAACTGCCATTACCAGGCTTGAACCTGATGGCGCCAAGATAGTGATCATGACACGTTGGCACGATGATGACCTAGCAGGCCGGTTGCTTAAAGTGGCGCAGAAAGACCCTAAGGCGGACCAGTGGACTGTGTTGCACCTTAAGGCTATCAACGAGAAAGGTGAGGCTCTATGGCCAGAGAAATTCCCTCTGGAATATCTGGAGAAAGTAAGAGCTGGCCAGATCGATGATCCAGAGCAACCCGGTAAGGGCAGCCGGGCGTTTGCATCTCTGTACCAGGGTGAACCAAGCATTGCTGAAGGAAATATTCTACACCGGGGCTGGTGGAAATTTTACCGGCAGGCGCCAGCCAGGTTTGACCGTGTAATACAATCATGGGATTGTACTTTTAAGGATACCCTCGGTACTGATTTCGTGGTTGGTCAGGTCTGGGGACAACTAGGCGCTGATAAATATCTTCTAGACCAGATCCGTGATCGTATGGATTTCACCTCCACTGTTAACGCCATACTTACTCTATCAGCCAAATGGCCGCAGTCGCGTGCCAAGCTGATTGAAGACAAGGCCAATGGACCGGCAGTCATTGCTACTCTTAAACGCAAAGTGTCAGGACTGATACCGATTGAACCTGAGGAGATTGGGAATAAGGTGGCCCGGGCCTGGGGAGTTAGTCCTGACATTGAGGCAGGTAATGTTTGGTTACCAGAGGGGTTGCCCTGGGTCCATGACTTTGTTGAGGAATGTGCCAGTTTTCCCAATGGCGCTTTTGATGACCAGGTCGATGCCATGAGCCAGGCTTTAAACTATTTGTCCGAGGAAGCGCCAAAGGACCAGGTTGTTGTCTATGACAGCATGCAATTGGTTAAAGGAATAGAACTGTGATTGAAGAATTCGAGCAAATACTGATCAAAGAGGCATATAAGTCCGTAGAGGATGTCTTTGCCGCCGAAGACAAGGGCTGGATAAACCTCTCGGTTAGCTCTGCTGCCGGCATGAATGTCCTCTCTGATGCCAAGCGCAAGGAAGCAGTCAACAAGGCCCGCTACTATGCCACGATTGACCCACTGGCCAATCAGGCGGTGAGGCTCTGGACGGACTACTCCTTCGGTACCGGCATGACATGGTCGGCGAAGGATGAAAAGGCAAATGATGCCCTGTCCAGGTTCTGGTATGCCCCGGAGAATAGCGGGGTGCTTTCCGCCCGGGGGCAGCGCAAGTCCTCAGACAAGCTCCTGATTGACGGCGAGATATTCTTTGCCCTCTTCCTCGGTGCTAAAGGGCAGGCAACTATCCGCCGCATCGACCCTCTGGAAATCACCGAGATTATTACCGACCCTGACGACCTGGAGAATGTCAGGTATTTCAAGCGCGAGTGGAGCGACAGCCTACTATCGCTCATTTAATAATCAAAAAGACCAGCCGTGCAAGAGTCCAGTCGGTGCCACGGTCAAGGCGACCGAGGATGCCCTGGTCTATCACTTGGCCATCAACACCATTGGTCAGCGCGGCAACTCTACTCTGCTGCCTGCCATCGACTGGATTAAGTTATACCGGCAGTTCCTGGCTTCCCGGGTGGCCATCATGCTGGCACTGGCAAGGTTCGCCTGGAAGGTGAAGGTCAAGGGCGGCTCCCAGGCAGTGAGTGCGGCGAAGGATGTCTACCAGGACCAGACGCCGGCAGCTGGCTCGGTAGCCGTAGAAAACATGGGAGCGGAGCTCCAGCCCATCCGGACGGACACCGGCGCCCAGAAT